GGACTATTTATGAAGAGATACAGCGTTTGAAAAATTCACAATAATGTTGTATATTATAAGTATATATATTTAAGTTATGGGATCAGCGGAAACATGGATGTTTAGCACCAAAGATGTTATCTGGATAGTGATGACGATAGGCTCAGGATTATCAGCGTATTTTGCACTGAAACAAGAGCTAGGAAAATTAAGAGGAAAAGTAGATAAGCTTACTGGTGATATGGTATCTCTAGAGACTGACCTCATGGCCAAAGAAACAAGCATCTATAATAGAATGGAAATACTAAAAGAAGATCAGAAGGCTGCTCATGAGAAGCTTGATCTAAAGATGGATAATCTTACTACACATATGACACAGCTTAGTACTAATATTGCTGAGCTTACAGGATATATTAAAGCAAAGAGAGAAGAAGACGGTAAAAGGTCTTAGTTCTATAGTGGTTAATATGATTTAGGTTAAGGTACCTGGGCAAACGTGTCCGGGTATTTTTTTTTGTTTAAATGTTGTAAGTTTAAACTTTTTATCTATATTTGTCTAAACCTAAATAAGTTAGACATGGAAAACCAACAAATTTCAGCAGAAGAAATGGCTGCTAAAAAACAAGAATTGATTGTATCATTTGCTGAACAATCTGAAATGTTAGAAGTACAGTTAAAGTACGAAACATTAATTGCTGATATCGAAGAACAACGCCTACGTGCTTTAGTAGCACAGATGCGCGCTGCTCAGATATTAGCTCCTGCTCCTGAGCCAAAAGAAGAAGGTCCTAAAGAACCTACTGCTCCACGAACTCTTAAGAAAGATAAATAATGGCTGTAGTAAATCAGGTACGAAAAACAGTTAGAATGGACTTGTGGAGTATTGTCAAGTTCCAACTAGCTGTGCATTGCCATTTAAAGGCGTTAAATGTATCTGATCAGGACTTAAGCTGTCTTACTTTCTTAGCTCTATCAGGAGAGAAAGAACTTACGGAATTCTGTGAGGCTGCTACTAAGAATAAAATCTTTGGTAGCAGCCAATCAGTTCGTAATGCAATTACTAAAGCTGAAAAGAAAAGCTTAGTAGTTAAGAATGGAAAAAGCAAGAAGAAGATATCTTTAAGCGATGACCTAAAGATACAAATTACAGGTAATATTTTGTTGGACTATAAATTCGTACACGTTGAACCCAAAGAAGTCCAACAACCTGCATAAAGATTTAGCTGAAGAGCTAGGTCTATCGGAAGCACTAGTTTCTGATATTGTTTCCTATTACTGGAGTAATGTTAGAAAATATTTAGAATCAATGGATGAACCCGTTATAGACGTGGAGAATCTTGGGGTATTCTATACAAAAAGCAAATGTCTTCAGAGAGAAATACAAAAGAATGAAGACTACGTTAGAATTATCAATCCTGCCAACTTAAAAAAATTTCAGTTTTATAATACAGCTCAACAACGTTTAAAGCGATTCTACTCCTTAAAGCAAAAGCTTGAGGATCAGTTAAGTTTAAAGCACCAATTTAAAGCAACTAAAAATGAAAATCTTAGAAAAGATCAAGACGGTTTGGAGCACTAAGTGGCTCATTATCGAAGGAGTTTTTAACTACTATTTTACTCGCAAAAAAATAGAGAAGATTGCATATTGGCGTAATGAGATATGTAATAGCTGTCCGTTAATAGATTTAGTAGGTGATAAATGTCTAGTACCTGGTACTCAGCCTTGCTGTAGCGATTGCGGTTGTTCCCTTAAATACAAAATTCGTAGCATGTCTTCGGAATGCCCTAAGGGTCAATGGTTTGCTGTAATGACTGAGGAAGAGGAAGATGTATTAAATGCTAAACTAGGAAACAATGGCGATAGTATTTAAACCTGAGACACATAGTTACATAAGTATAGATCCTAATGAGAATATCACATGGACTAGTGTAACAGGTGTTATATCTAAGCTTAAGAAAGCTTTCGATGCCGATGCTATAGCGCTTGCTTCATCTAAGAAAAAGAAAAGCAAATGGTTTGGTATGTCTCCTGAGGATATCAAAGAAGCTTGGAAAAATGAATCACAGAAAGCAGTTAATCTAGGTACATGGTACCACAATCAAAGAGAGGCTGCTTATATATCTTGTGATACCATAGAGCAAGACGGAACCGTTATTCCTATTTTTAAACCTATTGAATCAGAAGGAATTAAGAAAGCCCCAGAACAAAAACTTGTAGATGGAATATATCCTGAACATATGGTATATCTTAAAAGCGCAGGGTTATGTGGGCAGGCAGATAGAGTAGAAGTAATAAAAGGTATAGTAAATATTTATGATTACAAGACTAATAAAGAAATTAAAACTGCGGGTTTTACTAACTGGGAAGGAATCACTGATCGGATGCTTGATCCAGTTAGTCACTTGGACGATTGTAATCTTAACCATTATGCGTTACAGTTAAGCTTTTACATGTATATGATTCTTAAACATAATCCTCGCCTGCGCGCGGGAAAGATGATTATAGAACATATAGTATTTAAAGAGGCCGGACGAGATGCATATGACAACAGAGTTGTACTTTACGATGAAATGGGAGAGCCTGTAGTAGACAAAATTGTACAATATGATGTACCTTATTTAAAAGAAGAAGTCATTAATGTAATCAACATGCTAAAAGAAAATGCCTAAGTTTAACGAAAATATACCGTCTTTTAAGTGTTTAGTAAAAGCATCACACTTTACTAAAAAACCCGAAGATGATAATGTATACCATAATGCCTACGCTTTTGGTATTCAATCCGTTAATGCTAAAATACTTACCTTTCATATAATGACTGATTATGGTATGGTAAGATCTCGCGTACCTATATCAGAAATATATTTAAAGGAGCCTACTAGTGACATAGATTTTCACATGAAGCAGTTGTGGGATTGCTTCTCTGAGAACGTAAGTGTCACTAGTTATGAGCATCTTAAAGAAAAGAAATGCCAAGTTATACTTAAAGATAAGAGTTTTATTTGGGCAACTTATATGTTTACCGTTGACTGGTATAATAACCCTTATTCGGATGAACCGTCCGATTACAAATGCGGACATATCTTAGTAGCCGATGATGGCTATTTATTATGTCAGCCAAATAATAGAATATTTTGGAGAGATAGCAACTGGGTAACTAAACCATTTCCTGTAGATCCAAAAGAAATAAAAGTAGATACAACATTACCGTCTGTAGAAAGTGTATCTAACAGATGGATTACAGAAGAAACCGATAGTTTTTATTATAACATAGACAAAAATGATCGTTAAATTATTCGATATACAGAATCACAAAGTGATTCCTACAGAACACTGCTATACTTTAAGTACGCTAAAGAACATTATGGATAAGTATCCGGAACAGCACTTAAAGATTTATGAGTATTTATTCTATATGACATGTCCCAACCCTGACTTAAATCCTTTCTTTTATATTGAGGATATTCATAAAGAAGACCTTATCTTAGCTGAAATTGAAGCAGACTTTAGTCCAGAGGATGATTATATCCCCGGCGCATTACAGTTCTGCAAAAAGCTATATGAAACACCAACGTCAAGAGCTTACAACGGTATCAAGAAGATGCTTGATAATCTTGCGACATATATGGAAAAAACCCAAATAACAGATGGAAGAGATGGAAACATTACAGCACTTGTCAACGCCGCGTCAAAGTACCAGCAAATCCGGGAAAGCTACAAAGGCGCGTATAAAGACCTCCAGGAAGAGCAGACGAGCCATGTCCGCGGAGGAGCCGGGCTTGCATATGACCAAATGTAGCCATCTATATGATTACTTTTTACACTATAACATCTATACTGAAAAGTGGTATGCTGTTAAACGTGACGATATAGAATCATATATGAACGGAGATTTAAAACCTAGGGGGTTTAAAGAACTTAAAGATCTTCTACATACGCTAAAGAAAAGACATGTTAAAAACTAACGATATACAAATTCCTACTTATGAGAATGGAGCGTGGACAGTATCTGTATTTGATACTCGAGACGACTTTAAGAGTTTTGTATTATCGATTTTTAAAGAACCAGGTAAATATAACTTTACTGATGTTAGCCAGATGTTTAATGAACAAGCTCGTTTATTTAATGAACGCGGTTTCTATTGTGCATCTCCTCAGGGAACTAAGGACTTTATTGTTTACTGGAATGACCAGAAAAACAAATGTCGTGTAGGAGCTATATATAAGGACGGAGAAGATATATGGTATATACCACGTGACTATTATATGTGGTTAAACTTCTTACCTATCTTCAATAAGGAGACACAGAAGTTTGGTTTTGCTGATGTCAGAGATGCCCAGTATCATATGGCGCTCTATGAATGTCTAGCAGAATTACATTATAGACACGTAGCTATTCTAAAGAAACGTCAGATTGCCTCATCATACTACCATGCGGGTAAGTTAATTAACCAGATTTGGTTTGAAGAAGGGGTTACCCTCAAGATGGGGGCAAGTCTTAAAGACTATATTAATGAGAAAGGTACTTGGAAATTCTTAAATGAATATGAGGCTTTCTTAAATCAACATACAGCTTGGTACCGCCCAATGAACCCTAACAAGGTTATGATGTGGCAGCAGAAGATTGAGACTGTGTCTGGTATAAACAGACGTAAGTCAGAAGTAGGTCTTAAAGGCGTAATGCAAGGGATGTCCTTTGAGAAAGACCCTACTAACGGGGTAGGGGGACCATGTAAGTACTTCTTCCATGAGGAAGCAGGTATTGCTCCTAAGATGGATACGACATTCGAGTATATCCGTCCCGCTATGAAATCAGGTTTTATGACTACAGGTATGTTCATTGCTGCAGG